TCATCAGAAGATCTATGGTATCTGTCTGAAGAGATTCTAATGGAATTATCGGGGCGTGACTCGATTAAATATAGAGTCACAGAAGATATAGTTGAAATTACACATGATTCGGAGGGATGTTAAATGCCAAGAATGTATAGTGCCTCAGGAGACGTAACCGTAGAGGCAAGACCGAAAAAAACTCGTCAAGGAAGGGGAAAACATACTAAATATGCCGCTTCCTCTCGAAATCTAGCTAAAAAAAGAAGCAGAGGTCAAGGTAAATAAATAAAAAGGACTCCTATGAGTCCTTTTTTTAATGCAATAAGAAAAAATGGAAAATAAAATGCTTCGAGAGATAGCAAATGACGTTCAAACACCTAAAAAACGTGATTCTAAGGTGCAAAATGACCTTTATGAGAACTTAGAAGACGCAGATTTCTATGAAGGTTTGGATTATGACGATCAAACTCAAATAATTACGTAAGAATCCTTAATAAATAAAATATAATTCTAAACATTAGCAAAATTTATGCCTGTAGAACGAGTTAGTAGGGGATTTAAGGATCTTAGTATGACATTTCAGTCTAATCCACTGAATGATGACCTTATTGGTCTGAAAAATGCTAATGCAATTTCTCGTTCTGTAAGAAATATTGTAATGACCTATCCAGGTGAAAAGTTTTTTCAACCAGATTTTGGTTCAAGGGTATCAAAATTGCTTTTTGAGAACGTAGATGACATAACAGCATCTCAAATTCAAGAAGAAATTGAATTTTCTATCAATAACTATGAACCTAGAGTGAATTTAGTAAATGTAAGTGTAATTGCAGACAATGATAATGCTTCTTTTGATGCAATTATTACATATGACATCGTAGGAGCAGACGTTCCACCTCAAGAATTACAATTCGCCTTACAATCAACTCGATAAGATGCCGTTAGTTAATTTTTCTAACCTCGATTTTGATGAGGTTAAGACTTCTCTTAAAGATTACCTTCAGTCAAATTCCAATTTTACGGATTATGACTTTGAAGGATCCAATTTATCATCAATTTTAGACGTATTAGCATATAATACCTACATTACTTCATATAATGCCAACATGGTAACGAATGAAGTATTCATTGATAGTGCTACTTTAAGGGAAAATGTAGTATCATTAGCAAGGAATATTGGTTATAACCCAAGATCTAGAAAAGCATCTACTGCAACCATCAGTTTTTTCGTTGATTTAACAAATGTTACCCCTGCTCCTGCGACTTTAACCTTAAGTAAAGGACCTGTGGCAGCAACTGCAGGTCGATCAGGAGCAAATTCTTATATTTTTAGTATATTAGAGGACATTACAGTACCTGTTAATACCGATTCTGAGGGAAATGCAACCGCAAACTTCAATAATATCAAGATTTCTGAAGGAACTTTGGTAACAAGTGCCTTTACTTTCACTTCAATCAACCCAAATCAGAAATTTACCCTTCAAAATACAGGAATTGATACATCTTTAATGACTGTAACTGTAAAAAACAACGCATTTGCCACTACAGGAGCAAAATACAGTGCTCAAGACAGTCTTTTTGATATTACAGGAGAATCTAAAGTATATTTTCTTCAGGAAATAGAAGATGAGAGATATGAATTGTTCTTTGGAGACGATATTTTTGGTAAAAAGTTGGAAGAAGGTAATTATATTACAGCAGAATACATTGTAACAGATGGTGAAGGAGCAAATGGCATTAGTAACTTTACGTTTGCAGGAAGATTATCATATATTAGAAATTCCCAGTCTTATTCAGTATCTACTGGAGTTTCTTTATTAACTGCAGATCTTAAATCTTCAGGTGGAGAGACTATTGAGAGTGTAGAATCAATTAAAAAATTTGCACCACGCATTTATGCCTCTCAAAACAGAGCAGTGAGTGCAAATGACTATGAAACTTTGATTCCAAATAAAATTTATCCTGAAACAGAGTCAATTTCTGTATTTGGAGGGGAAGAAATGATTCCTCCTCAGTACGGAAAGGTCTTTATAAGCATAAAACCCAGAACAG